TGCGAACTTTACAGATATGAGGATTCTGTTGTTGATACAGGAGTGGGTGATATTGACGATAACCTAGAGAAAGCAGGTTACATTGAAACACTTACTCTAGTATCTTCAGGAACCACTGCAGTGCTTACAACTGGTATTGTAGATGGTGGAGTCTCTTTTGTTACTATATCTAATAGAGGAGAAGATTATACCAGTCTACCAAGAGTTGCTATTTCATCTGCTCCATCTGGAGGAGTCACTGCTATTGGTATAGCATCTATGACTGATGATATAGTAGATTATGATGGAGTTAAGTCATCTAAGATACAACGTATTGATATTATTAATCCAGGTTCTGGATATACAGTAGCACCAAGTATAGTGGTAGTAGGTGGTGGAGGAGCAGGTTTTGCTGCTACTGCCACTATCAGTGATGGAGCCATTGGAATAGTCACAATTACATCAGGAGGTACTGGATACTCCACAGTTCCTACAATCACCTTTACAGGAGCACCTGGTACAGGTACAACAGCAACTGCAGTTGCATATGTAGGTAGTGGTAATACTGTAGGTATTGTTACTCAAATTGGAATTACTAATGCTGGTGCTGGATATACTGTTGCACCTACTGCTACAGTCACTACACCTTACACAGGTGGTTCAGGTAACTACATCTTTAATGAAGTTGTTACTGGTGCTGCAAGTAGTGCTACTGGTAGAGTCAAGTCTTGGGATGCTTCTACAATGGAACTCAATGTTTCTATTACTACAGGTGCATTTACAGTTGGTGAAGTTATCACAGGAAGCACATCAGGTGCAACCTATGAATATCAGATAGTTGCTGCTACAAATACTGATGATGGATATGCAGAAAATACTGCTATAGGAAGTGCAGGAGATGATATCATTGACTTCACAGAAACTAATCCATTTGGAATGCCCTAAATAATACACTAGGATTGTAAAAATGTTTGAATATTTCTATCACGAAATAATGAGGAGGACCATTATATCCTTTGGTTCTATCTTTAATAACGTCAATATACAGCATACTAATAGTGATGATTCTGTAGTTAGTACTACTAAGGTTCCCTTAGCATATGGTCCTACTCAGAAGTTTTTAGCAAGATTGGAGCAAGTCCCTGATCTAAACAAACCAGTTCAAATTACATTACCTAGAATGTCTTTTGAATTGAATGGACTTAATTATGATCCTTCTAGAAAATCTACAACTACACAAACTTTTTTAAAAGGTGTTAAAGGAGATAAGAGTACAATAGCAAAGACATATCTACCTGTACCATATAATCTTGATTTTGAACTTAGTATCTTTACTAAGTTGAATGATGATATGCTTCAGATAGTAGAGCAAATCCTCCCATACTTTCAACCTGCATATACTGTATCAGTAGACCTAGTTGATACTATTGGAGAGAAGAGAGATATTCCTATTGTATTAAACTCTATTACTACTAGTGATGATTATGAGAGTGACTTCTCCACTAGAAGGGCATTGATTTATACTATGAGATTTACTGCCAAGACATACTTCTTTGGTCCAGTCAACACAGATGTATCCAAGGATATCATCAAGAAGGCATCTGTTGGATATGTTGCTGGTGGTAAGACAACTACTCCTACTAGGGAAGTTACTTATGCAGTTGTTCCAAGAGCAACCAAAGCATATGGTGATACAGTTACTACCAACTTGAAAGAAAACATAGATGATAGTATTGGAATTATTAATGTTAATAGTGCTAGTGGTATAGAAGCAACTAATTACATATACATAGATCAAGAAGAAATGTATGTAGAGTCTATCTCTGGAACAGCATTGACTGTTAGAAGAGCACAAGACAATACTACTGCTGCTGACCATGTTCTAGGTGCAGAAGTCAAAGTTATTACAACTTCTGACAATAATGCTATAGAATTTGGTGATGATTTTGGATTTGATGGAACTCTCTAATGACTAAAAACTTTGAAGAATTAGATGATGCTTTTAATGTTTCTGGGGAACTAGTTCCTACTGAATCTACTGAAGTTGGAATAACCAAACCAGAGAGACATGAAAGAAATGATATTGAAAAAGACTATGAGTATACTCGTGGCAATCTTTATAGCATCATAGAGAAGGGTCAGGAAGCAATTAATGGTATTCTTGAATTAGCACAAGACAGCGAGATGCCTAGAGCATATGAAGTTGCAGGTCAGTTAATTAAGAGTGTCTCTGATGCCACTGATAAGTTAATGGACTTACAGAAGAAGTTGAAAGATGTAGAAGAAGAGAAAGCATCTAAAGGACCTAATACAGTTAACAACTCACTTTTTGTTGGTTCTACAGCAGAGTTGGCTAAGATGTTGAAGTCTGTTAATCTTGAAGATAATAAATAAAACATAGGGAGAGAAATCCCAAAGTACTAGAATACTCATAACATGTCTGACGACTATAAAAATTTGCCATCGATTGACGACTTTACAGAGAGTTTGGAAGAACTTCCGTCAGTTGGTGATCTTGTAGAAGAAGAAGATTTACCCTCAGTAGAAGGTTATATAGAAGTAGAAGAAGCTGTACAAACTATAGAAGATGCCAATGGAGAATCTTTTGTAGAAGTAAAAGATATAGTTCCACCTTGGCCTGAGTTATTACGTCTAGTCAATGATGTCAAAGAGAGTATCCCTGAGATACCTGAGATAAAGTCATATGATAATGAACTTCAAGAACTCCTAACACATATTGAGCAAGTAAAGGAAAGCATTCCAGAAGTCCCAGAAGTAAGATACTATGAAGATCAGATAGAATCTCTTAAAGAAGATATTGATGGAGTTAGATCAGACATACCTAAGTTTCCTAAGTGGGTCAATGAGGTAAATGAAGTTCCTGATTTCTCTTGGATTGGTAAGACTTTTAGTGTCATAGATGATGACTTTGAAAAGGTCAATGATAATTTACATACACTTAAAGATACATTTAATCAAGACATAGATAATCTTTCTGAGAATCTAGAACTTAAGGATTTTGAAAAGAAGGTTGAGATAAAAGAAGTAAAGGAGTATCTACAAGAGACTAAAGATAAGATATATCAGGAGTTGAAAGAAACTGCTCTTAAGATCTATGAGCATAGGAATCAGTTTAAGGATGATGATAGAAAATTAAAGAAGAGTATATTAAGTAAACTGAATGAGGCAAAACAGAATATTGGTAAAAAGATAGATGAGTCTAATAGTAAGTATCGTGATTCTAATAAAGAAATCAAGAATTACTTTAATGGATTGAAGGAAGAAGTTGCTAATCTTCCAGAAGTAAAATACTATGATAATGATATTAAGAAGTTAAGTGATAAAGCAGAAACTCATACTGTCAATATTGCAGAACTTTATAAGATTGTAGAGGATATAAAAGGTAAGCAAGAAGTATTAAAAGAAGACTATGCTAAGTATGCTGATGGAACTGATCCAGCAAGACCTATTGCTCCTGATCCTAAAGAGAAGCAAGGTAATGATCCTCTTACTCCTACAGGAGATCAAAAGTTTGCTACACTACAAGACTTAGCAGCAAACTACAGACTCTTTGTCAACAGAGTAGAGCAACAGTTATATACCATTGGTGGAGGTGGTGCAGGATTCATCAAAGACCTTGATGATGTCACATTTGATGCCACCAATAATGACTTATTAATATATCAGTCTGCTACATCTAAGTGGGTTGGTATAGCAAGTACTTCATTAGGAAGCAGCACTCTTACTGGACTAGATGATGTAGATGATTCTAATCTAGGAGATGGTAGATTCTTAAGATACAATGCAACAGAAGAAGAATTTACCTTTGAACCAGTATCTGCCACCAATTTAGAATTGATTGCTGGTGATATTCAGTCTGGTATATTGACTACTTCTGCTACAGGACAAGCAACTGTGATGTCCATTAGTGCATCTACTTATAGATCTGCTAGTTATCAGATACAAGCAGTGCAGGGATCTAATTATAATATGACAACCATTAATGTTATTCATGATGGCACTAATACATATATGAATGAATTTGGAACTCTTAACCAACCAACAGGTATAGCAACCTTCTCTACAGATATTAATAGTGGTGCTTTAAGGTTGTTAGGATATCCTTCATCTTCTAGTTCTACTACCTTCAAAGTCATATTCACAGCACTACAAGTATAAAAAGTAATAAATATTAAAGTAAATGATGTACCATCATAATGATTTCCTTTCAAGAGGCTACTAAGTTACGAGCAGGAGTAGGAAATGTAATTGACGTTTATTTGGCTTGGAGAGGCAAAAATTACATGATAAAAATGTTTTTCCCTTCAATCAAAAAACCATCACGCAGAGAAGTTCAGGATCAAGTGGTAAAAGTGTATCCTGGTGCAAAACTCTGGAATTACCAAGTTTCAAAACATGAACAAGGAGAACCACTCCTCCAAATCGGAGGATCAACGTACTAAAGAATTAGTAAAGAAAGTAGAAAATTTAGAAAAAATACTAGAACTGCAAAGGAAAACTATAGAACATGACAAAAAATTTGGCAAATACGAAATGATGTAGGAGGTTTATTATGTCAGACAACATCTATTTGGGTAATCCCAATCTGAAGAGAGCAAATGTAGAACAGGAATTTAGTAAAGAACAAATTCTTGAATTTTATGCATGTAAAAATGATCCAATCTATTTTGCAGAGAAGTATGTAAAGATTGTAAGTCTTGATGAAGGTCTGACACCATTTAAACCTTATCATTTCCAGAAGAAGTTAATTAAGAACTTCCATGAGAACAGATTCAATATCTGTAAGATGCCTAGACAGACAGGTAAGTCTACAACTTGTGTCGCTTATCTTCTACACTATGTGGTCTTTAATGACAGTGTTAATGTAGGTATACTAGCTAACAAAGCAGCCACTGCTAGAGAACTGCTAGGTAGATTGCAAACTGCTTATGAGAATTTACCCAAGTGGATGCAACAGGGTATCATAGCATGGAACAGGGGAAGTCTAGAATTAGAGAATGGTTCTAAGATTCTTGCTGCTTCTACATCAGCATCTGCTGTTAGGGGTATGTCATTCAACATTCTATTCTTGGATGAATTTGCGTTTGTTCCTAACCATATTGCTGACTC